ACTGTGCGGCTTTCGGAGAAAGCAGGAGACCGGAGGGTTATCCACAAGGGTCCACAAGCCCGCACGAGGCCCATGGGGGCCAGCGGGCATGTGTACTTTGTGGATAACCCAGAAGGGAGAGCGCCGCGCAGAAGCGCTTAGAACGCGATTAGGATGAAATGAAAGGACCGCGGGGGACGCGCAATGGCGCGGCGCGGAATAAGACCCGGAGGGTTTTGCAATGAGAGGAGAAGACAAGAATGAAGAATGGACGGAGAGAGGGCCGCCAGTCCTCGTCTACAAATGTCGGTGGTACGAAAGATTGGCTACAGGACGCTATGCGTCCGGAACCGATTACGTGGAAGCGAGGACGAAGAAAGAAGCCCGGGAACGCTGGCAGCGAACCCGGGACCAAGATACAGCGAACTCTCGCCGCGTATGTCTCAGCGTGGAAGTGGCCTAAGTAGCTGACGCGGCTGGCGGCGAATTATCAGTTTCGGGGGTGGGGGCGAGGCCCCACTCCCGGAGCTGGGAGAGATTGTCAGGCTTGACGCAGAAGTCCGCGAACGCCTGAGGATCGTTGTGGAAGCGTTCGCGAATATTAGACGGAATGGTCAGGAATGCCTGTTCGGCCGCTTTCACGGCCTCCAGAGCGGAACGATAGTCAGAGATCCCGTCGAAATCGCCATACGTCGGCAGAGTGACGGCGGAGGGCAGCTGCCCGGTAACGCCGAACTGCTCGAGAATCGTATTAATGTCTGCCTCGTCCTTTTGGGACTGGACGGCGAGCGACGGATCTTCACAGGCGAGTCCGGTCTCCATGGACACGGCATCGCGATCATAAGACCAAGAACGAATTGTCATTTCAGTAACCCCTTGAGGAAGACAGCAAGCTTGCCAAGCGGACCGGCCGAGGCCCAGAACGCGGCCTCCGCCTGAGCGGCCGGCACACCGGCTTCGGCCGCATCCGCCATCGCTTTGCGATACCGGACCTCGATCTGGGCCAGCTCGTCCGCGTATTTGACCTGTACGTCTTTGAGATTGACGTCACGGCGAGCAAGCTCGGCCTGCAATTCTTTGAGAGAGCGCTCGGCGACCAGATTAGCGCCTTGCTCTTTGAGAATAGTTAGCTCGGCATCAAAGCGCTCAGTCGCTTTGGCACTCGCACCGGGAGCACCGGTTGTTGGGTCGATCGCCTTAATGGCCTCCTGATAGAGAGGCGAGGCTTCGAACACGGTATTCTCCATTTCGGCGCGCTTGCCCTCGACAATGGTTTTACCGGTCACGGCCTTTTGCGTTTCCAGCTGCTCCGACAACAGTCTAGCCTGGACAGCCGTGGAGACACCCTTAAGCGCACCCTCGCCCACATTTTCGAACTGGGGCTGCGGAACGTTTGGAGCACCCTGCGACACGGCCAGCATAGGATTGAGACCGGCCTTTTTAAGATCGGCCACCTGCCACTGATACCGATGTTTGTAGTTTTGCTCAGACGCCCGGGCCGACTGAGAGCTCGAGAACAGGGACCCCGCTGCCCCAATGGCAGCGGATCCCAACATTGCGGCGCCAGCGCTAATCATTAGAAGTGATCCACAAGGCCCGGGACACCGTACATCGGCAGCGGCCTAGCGGCCTTATTCACAAACAGCATGTCAGCGACGAACTGCTGGCCGGTTTGATCCGTAGTCGCAATGATGCGATTGATCGGCGGATTTTCCTTGATGAAAGTATCGTTGAGCGTCGGCAGCGTCGTAAACCGCTGGGCCAAGTGCCACACATCGAGCGGCTGAGGAACCGTCGAACGAAGCAAGCCGGTAATCATCGACGGCTTGTAACGATATTCGGCCCACCGCTCCTGATAGCCGAACACCTGTTCGTCCTGAGCGGTGCCGGTGGCGTAGATTTCCTGATTGAGCACGGCCTGTTCGCCCAGATGCGAGAACACCGGCCAGTAGTAGTCGTAACGAGTCTTACGGAACCACATGCGGTGGATGCCCTGCTGATACGTCAGGTCCGCACGCACCGACATCAGGCCGATCACGTGGCCGTGTTCCGTAAACGACTGAGAGAACCCATGAGAGCTAGCAAGGGCCGTGCCGTAGGCAGAGAGAGCGCCCAGCGGAGTGTCGCCGCTCTGCGACGCAGACGTCTGTGCGATGGGCTGAATGTTGATGGGCGTCATACCGCCGCCCAAGTACTCAGGACGCTGGAGTCGCGCGTCGGGTGACATGACCCCGAAGTGGCTACGCACCACTTCCGTGTAACGAGTGCCACCTCGAGCATCACGCTCGAGCAGCTTCTGGACCTGAAATGCCTGCCGAATTTGATTGATTGTCGCAGCCGTAGCCTGCGACAGATCCGCGTACAGGTTCGACGGATAGAGCTGGCCCGCGACGGAAGTAATGCCAGCGGCGTTGTACTGAAGCTGCGACCCAGTTCCCAAACCCAGCGTACCGTCATTAGTGACGGGATTGCCATTAAGCGTGTTGCGGAACGTGAGCGGGTCGCCGGTACCAATCTGCTGATTGGTGTTAGGCCCTGTGCGAACCGGCGCCGCCGTTCCGAGAGGCAAGGGAACCGAGTTACCCTTCTGAACCCACGGCAGGCAGGACGTGAAGTAGTCGTGACGCTTGCCACGCGACTGGATGCTGTAATACGTGTTCACATCCGGACCGTCGCCAGTCGGCACGGTCAACGGATTCTGAAGATTCTGATCACGGAACCATTCGTTCCAGATCAGATTATAGGCGCGGAGAGGAAGGGCATTGATTGCCATGCCACCGGTCAGCTGACCGGGGCCTGGAATACCGAGATAGTCCCAGATGGTACCCGGCTGTGCATAGCTCTGGTTGATCGGGATCTTCGGCACCAGATAGTCCGTGGAAGCGTTAGGAGTCGTGCGCTCACCGCAGAACTTCTGCCAGTTGTCCCAGACAAGGCGGTTAGGCACGAAGAAGAAGAACGTCTCGAGATAGAGATTGTCCATAATCGGGACAATCGGAGTGGCGAGCCGGGCGAAGATCGTAGCCTTCAGGTTAAACGAATCGCCCGGGAGCACTTCCTCGCAATAGATCGGAATCAGCCCGCCAGCATTGAAAGTCGTTTTGTGAGTGTTCTCAATCCGAAACGACGAGCGCGGAATGTCCGCACGCGGGACCATCGAAAACTGGTGAACAGAGACCGACCTATTGCGATGCATGGTTAGCTTGCCTTTATGAGTAGATCTTTGCCGACGGCAACCTGTGCCGGACGAGTAGTGTCGAATTCGGCCGTCGAATCGTCGAATTCGCCAAGAAGATAGAGATCAAAGTCTTCGGGGTGAGCGTTAAGCTGATTGCCCTCGCGCACCTTATTGATCTCGTCAGAGAACGAACGAACAGCACCGCCCACAGAGGCGGAAAAGAACGGCTGACCGTAAGCGTCAATCGCACGGTCCCGAATAGCCAACACCTTATACCGCATGGTCGCGAATCTCCCGAAGTTTGGACAGCTTGCCGAGCTGTACGGACTCGCGCACTTCTAGGCGAGCACGGGAGTTATCGGGGGAGGCGAGGGCTTTTGCAATAGCTGCCTGTTTTAAAGTTTCGAACGCTTGGGGATCCAGCTCCGACAAAATGTCACGGAATCGCCCTGGAATGGAGAACCTTTGATCCTGCGAATAGCACGCGCCATGAGCAACGGCCTCAGGGTAGTAGCGACGGATCCAACCGTCACCCAGCCCGGGCTTGAGCGACATGCGGCCATATGGCTTGACCACCGGCATTAGTTCGCCTGTGGACTGATCGACGGGCTGGGGAGTGCCGGACTGTTTGAGCACGTACCCGGCACAATAACGGGCTGAGGCAGCTGTGACTGATCCGACTTCGACGTGGCCAAGCCGCCAGAGGTCGGTAAGGACCTGTGAACGGTAGACGGGATGACGACGGCGCATCCCGAAACGCTGAATATCAGGAATAGCAAGGCCAAAGAGCAAAGCATGATAGTGCGGGCGTAGAGTCTGTTCACCGTACTCACCGCACATCAGATAACGGAATGGCCCGAGCCTGCGACGAACACGCTTTGCGAACAGCTGCCAGTCCCGATGACGCAAGGAGCCATACGGAGGCAAGTGCTCTGGCGAATAGGTCAGGGTCGCGAACCAATTGAACCGATGAAGGGAGGCTTCCGCGAGGCACCGGAAGGCCCACGACTGTTGGCGGATGACGCGACACCCTATGCATTGACCGCAGGGAATTTCGATTTCGCGATGATCTTTCAGCTCGCGAAAAGAGAGGGAGCCGCCATCGGGCGGCTTCCAACAAGTAACGGGCCGATAACACGGCACGGATCAGAAGCGGATGCCCCCGCGCATGGGATTGCCGCGCAGATTGGCGGCTTTCGTATGCGCGGACTGATTGCGGAACTTGCGGGCCGAGTGGCCCTTATTCACCGGTCTACGACGCATAGTGCAACTCCCGTGCCAGGCCCTGTGGATAACCTGTGGATAACCTGTGGATAACTTAAACTTAATTTGCTTGACACGTCAAGATTTTGAGACGAGCATT